TCCACTGTCGGTAAGTTCTTTACCATTTATATAACACTTGATTTTATTTACACGAATAATTAGTTTGCATACAAGAGACCGGCCATACCATTTTGTATACGTAATATATTGTAATTGACTGCGTATATGGGATCCATTATGTCTAGGGATTCACTCATAATCTTGGCTGAATTGAGGCGGCTAAAATTGAGGGTCCCTGTGGGCTGATAGGAGCTGGTCATGAGGCAGAAGCAGTACAGGAAAAAGTCGGGCGAGGTCACAAAGTTGGTGTGATAGTAGTTCATGACGTCGATAAAGTGTGGTTGACTCCACCTATAGTTACCAACATCTAGACCATTTATGGTGAGTTTAATTTTATTTGATGGTGAAGTTAGGGAGCTTACAACGGATGTATTTGATGATGCGATATACTTCACGGGGTGATTGAATGTGAGTTCTTGGATCCGGGTTTGGGATGGAATGTTCTTTTGAACTTGGGTGATGAGAATGTCGTGGGTCTTTTTGGAAATTTGTGCACGTTCTTGGGTATCTATATAGTAATAGTTTGCAAAGCATTCTATGTTATAGGCGGACGCATTTGGTCCCCAATAGATACGCAACTCTACATTGTGATAGTTTAGGGCCACAAGGGGAATTGCGGATTGTGCACTCTCACAAAAGAAGAAGCGGAGGGGGTAGAAGTAGGAGGATGAGCTCGTACCAGGGTGTGGTCCCATTGCACTCTTGGACACATTTTGGGCGAACGTATCTATGGCAATTTTCTCACTGAATATGGAATCTTGGGTATCTACGACGGAGCCACCGATGAGGAGTTCAACCTTATCTACCAGGGTTCTCCAATCATCTATAGATTGGGCTTGACTCGAATCATCTGCGGCGAAGTACACGTACCCGAGGAGATCCCCGGAGCGTTCAAAATTAACACTGGACATTGAATTACTTTTCACTGCTCCAAGAATTGTTTGTTTTTCATTGGACTGTGAAAAGTTAGCATGTCTTTTAAAGTGTGAACTAAAGAAGGATATTTCGGGATTACCCATGATATATTCATCCTGGGCACCTATAGCAATCAATTGAACAACACCAGCGGACATGGTATACTACTCTATGGGGAGAAAATTACAGGTTGGGTTTCCTACACACAAAACGGAGGACTAAATAGTTATCTTCGATTGGATTTGGTGGTTCAATGAGAACACCATCTTGATTCCGGATATTAATGGTCAAACGACTAATTGTTCGAATGGGATTTATATACTGGGTTACGATTGGGTAATTATCTCTAAAGCTAATGAGTCCAGTGTCATCCGTTGTAACGAGACTGGCAAATGAATTTCGTACCACGCTCATAGTGGCTTGTCCGGCGAGAACGTTTGACGCTCGATCCGAAAAAATAGAGTCTAGTTCTTCAATCGAAACATAGCAGTGACCTGTCCCACTGATAGGTGCAACTGTATTAATTCTCGCAGCCAAAAGTCTGGCCTGGACAACATTATGGACGGGTTGGTTCAAAAAACAAGTAAAGGTGTTCGCCGCCGTTTGACCAATCGTATCAACCGTGATTGTGTGATATTCATAGTTGAGGTCTGGGATCATCTCTGTTGGCGATGTGATGAGAGCCATTTATAGTTAGTTTAGATTAAAGATCCACCGATTCCTTCGGCAATCTTGTAGGAAGCGTGGTCACCCACAAGCTTTTGGGCGCCACAGAGACCACCTGGGGTGAGGCTCTTTGTGTAGGGGCTGTCCTCCTTACCCGACCCTGGTACACATTCCATGCGGTTCTCGAGATCGAAGATGGATTTGTCACTGACAATCTCGATCTTGATTGGCATGGGCTGGTATCTGCTGCTTTTCTTCATGATACCTAGGACGGATATGATTGAGAAAAGTATGACGATGGAAGTGAGAGCATTCCTGTTGGTCTTATTGAACTTGAACATTTATAATGTATCAACATTTTTTATAAACTGCGTTAAAGGTAATTTTTTTAGTTTCTACATAAAGAGTAGATGGATGAAGAAATAATCATCGACCGCGGACACACGACTGTTATGAAATTAGACGCCGACGAGCAGGCCCTGATGGATGAAATAGAGATTTCAGCCCCCCGTCCCCAGCCTGTACCCAGACCCGCTCCTTATCGACCCCAAAGACCCATGCACCAAGAACAGGAAACGATGGACGCCTTTGTAAACCCCAACAAGCAGACTGCCCCAAGGCAGCCCATGCAGGAGGAGGAGATTGATTACGGTGAGGACGAACCAGCATTTTACGACGACGAGCCCCAGATGGGGGAGGGTCCATCAGGTGAGCAACCCTCCAAGGGGTACACCTCGATTGACGAGGAAAAGTCAGATCTCATAAACAAGTTGACACGCTTGGAGAAGAAGGGGTTCTCTGTGAATAAGCGCCTCAACGCATACTCAAATGTTGAGGAACTTAGGGCTGAGGTTAAGAGGATTACCTACAGTATTGATGTGGAGCAGTCAATTCGGTTTTCTAGACGTATGCTTGTGGCGTGTGTGACTGGTCTCGAGTTCCTCAACAAGAGGTACAACCCCTTCGAGATTCAGTTGGAGGGGTGGTCTGAGTCTATCATGGAGAATGTTGACGACTATGATGGTGTATTTGAGGAACTCTATGTCAAGTATCGGTCAAAGGTCAGCGTAGCCCCAGAGGTCAAGCTCATCATGATGTTGGGTGGTTCGGCCATGATGTTCCACCTGACCAACTCGATGTTCAAGTCGGTGATGCCCAACATGAATGATGTGATGAAGCAGAACCCCGATCTCGTGAAGAATATGATGAATGCCGTCCAAAATACGACACGGAACCCCGGGGGACCGGCCACAGAGGCCCCAGTTGGTGGGACAGGGCAGTACGAGATGCAGGGCCCAGGTCTAGACATTTCTAGTTTGATGGGGGGCATCATGATGCCCCCACCACCCCCAATGAACACGACACCCCCCACAATCCAAGAAGAGGAGGACGTCTCCGACATAATGTCCATCTCAGGTGATTCCACAGGTGGTGAGGTGAAGGAGGTCAACGTGGGGGTCGCAAAGGCTAAGAGGACCAGACGGAAAAAGAAGACGGAAATTAATCTCTAAATACTATATAAATGATAGCGTACTGTCCGCTTGAGGAGGTGGAGCCTCCCACCCGACAACAGAAAGTTGTCGAAGAACCAGCGGCCAAGGAGCCAACGGTTGGTCGCGAAGAAACTGAAATGAATTACGTCATCATGGGTTTCATTGTCGGCGTGATTATTCTCGCCGTCTCTGATTCCATCAGGGCGTAAATGTAATAAATCTACCGAGGGGTTTTCCCCCAATGTAAATTTAGTATGTGAATGTTGCGTGTGTAAGAGACCCACTCTTTATGGATACCAGCCTACCACCAGTTGATGATATGAGTTCCACAAAAATGTCAAATTTATATTTACGGGGGGTCCCCAAATTGGTCAAAAAGAGGGGTTGAATTGTGATTGAATTTCCGGTAGTAGTTACTGAAGAACTCCATGGATAGGCGGTTCCCACGTTTCCAAAAATGTTCTTGGTACCGATTGTTATATTTGCCCCTGGTGTTGTCTCGTCACTCGTACCACCATTTATTTCAAGAATTAGGGTGCTCATATTGTCCTTGTCTTCATCATACTCCCTCAAAGAAGCTACAATCTTCGCATAGAAGGCACCATTTCCAAAGGTTAGAGTCTTCGTATTATTCCCACTTGGGGAACTCTGTACTATTACATTTGAATACCTCTTACAAGCCACCTGCTCAGAGTTTGTTATCATACCACCACCAACGTGAAGGTCGGTCTGTGCGAGTGACCCCCCTAAACCGATAGCGACCTGTTCACCAAGATCGATAAGGCCCTTGATAACGAGATCCCCAGAGACCTCGACGCTACTTTCTAAGAACAACTCCCCAGATTGGGGGGTGATGTACACATTACCTGATACATCGCCGTGTATGTCCGATGTCCCAGCGGTCGTCTTGAGTTGAATGACGGCGTTGCTTGAAGAATGTTCAACTCGCGCCGTACCATCGTAGACGTGGAACTTTTCGGTTGGTACCGAAGTCCCTACACCCACGTTACTAGTGTGTATGACGTGGAGGCCATCACTTTCTGCACCATTGTTTACACCACCCAAGACTGTACCATGTATACTTCCAGAACTGAAGCCCCTTAGGTACCCACCGTAGTTATCGTTTGTATTGAGGAGGATACCAGTCTTTGTATTGGTCCCAGGGCTCTCAAGTTTAAGGACATCGATATTTGTTGTGACCCCCGAGTATATGTGTACATTTGTTGATGGGTTGTCTGTGCCGAAACCTATGAGACCCTCGTGTGTGAAGCGTAAAAACTCTGTTGCGGTTCCACCAGTTCTATTACGGAAGGTCAGGTCGGTGTCTTCTACTGTCTCTATGATACCACGGGATGGTGTTGTACTCGTGGAGAATATATCCATCGAACCTGTGATGATTTTCTGATCCTGGGGAAACTCAAAACCACCGTTGATGAAGAGCTTTGAGTTTCCACCTGGGTCGGTGGAGGTACCGATGAGCACACGATCTTCATTGATGGTCAAAAGGCTGGACACACCCGTGCCATTCGTAATGGCGTCTTCAACTTCAGACTGACTTAAACCAGCTGAATCATATGTCTGGAATTCATGCAATGGAGCGATAGTTCTAATTCTATCTGGACCACCAGCACCCGTAGTTTCATTACCTTTGAAAATTATAAGTTCAGATTTACCATCGATATTATATTGTCTCTCCCGAATGAATGTATTTGAAAATTGATCTGTATCGACACCACCAAATGTAAGTTGATGCCCCAAAACGATATTTCCATCTACTTCAAGTTTACCGCGGGGTACATCTGTACCTATACCAACATCACGGGTGGTACCATCTATATACAAACCCACATTTGTGGAATCTGAAACATCATCTTCATTCCTCGTAATTCTAAAATCACGCACCCCCGTTACACCGACGGACCATCCTCGTGGATTACTATCTTGGTTTGATTGAATGAAGGACGCGAAGGAGTTGCCCGTTATAAGGTCGGTTTGTGCGGCTATAATCGCATCACCGTACCCAGTTCCATGCTGGTTATGAACAAGTATACCATTCTCCCTCGCATTTCCAATGCCCGTCCCTACAACTTCAAGGTGTGCACCGGGGGTGGTTGAACCTATACCCACCCGCCCATCACTTCGGAGGGTGAGGATGTCCTTCTCATCCGTGTAACTTTCATCTGTGAGGTAAATGTCTAATTTTGTTTTGGATTTTAGCGAAGTGTCATCGAACTTCCCAATCTTGAAAGTTGCCCTCACACCATCATAGGTTCCACCCACCCCCTCCCTCGCCAGGTGCATCACGTTTCCGAGATCGGTGACACCTTGAATGGGTGAGGTATTCGTTACAACTAGGGGTGTCCCCAGGTGGCTGTACCCATTTGAATTTATAACCGAATTATTAAAAAATACTGTTCCACCCGAGGTGTGAAGGAGACCTTGGGGGGTGGCCGTCCCCACACCAACATTACTGGATTCTAGGATGGTCATTTTTGGTGGACCCATCGTGGATGTTGTACTCGCATAGAAGTTGAGACCCTTCCCCAAACCGACGACGTTCTCAATTTTATTTTGTTTAAGTGCAGGGTCGGCATAGGATTTCATATAGGTTTGGGCATTTCCAAATATGACTGCGTTACTTCCGTTAATTTTAAGGTTTCCCCCAATGGTGAGAGCCTCGGAGGGTGCCGTGTTTGCGATACCCATCTTACCATCTGCCACGATACGCACCCGCTCGGTATTTTTAGTTTTGAATGATATGTTTTGAAAATCGGGTGTCAACTTTGCACCCGAAATATCTATAGAGGATATGTTAGAGGCTAGGGGACCCGCGCGGATAGATGCAACATTTGAGTTTGTATCTTCACCGTCAAAATCGGCGTGAATGACGATATTTTCAGAGGCTGTTATACCAGTCGCACCCTCCATGAAGGACAGGTCTGTAACCTGAATCGACTGAGTGATGAGACGACCGGTGACCAGGTTACCCTCGAGGGTCATGGTATTGGCACTTGACGCGTGAACATTTATAAAGAGTTTGTCACCGATAGACAAACTATCTGTTGGTGCGGTGTTTGAAATACCAGATGGTAATGAACCAGTGGTTTGGATACCATGGGCTTGAATATTTGAGTTTACGAGCATGGGTACATCTGCATCTGCGTCGAGGGTGATTAGATTACCAACCGTTAAACCATTGTCACCGATTCTCAAACCCTCAAAGTATCCATACCCATTGGCGTGGAGTAGGTTGGATGTTCCAGCTGTATCATCTATATAGAGGTTTGAACCCACTGAAAGTGAAAAATCTGGTGAAGTATTTGCTATACCCACGTTGTTTTGTGTGTATAGTTCACCGTACACATAGAGGTTTAGAGTGTTTGAAGTATCAAGTGTAAAGGTCTGTGTTTCAGGTCCACCGAACGTCCTCGACAATTTGAAAGTGCTGTCTGGGTGGGTATAACCGACAAAGATATTTGCTTCGTTTGGTTGGTCCACCATAAGAATGCCGGTATCATAGGTTCCATTGTTCCCCGTACCCATTTGAATTACGGCATTAGAAACGACTAGATTATTGACACTCGTATAATCGGGGGATTCCGTGATTGCCAAGTTTCCAAAGAATTCAACGTCTCCAAAAACTCTGAGTATCCCATCTTGAACAACTACGTTACCATTTTTGAAGACGGCTACATTAGAATCAGAATTTGGATCAACTTCGGTTCCCACCACAAGTTGCGTCCCGACGGTGACGTTTGTTGAAAATGTATTACCACCTATATGGAGTACGTTAGAGTCTGAAGAATCCGCTACCAATTTTTCACCTACCCGAAATGTACTAGATGTTTTAAGATTGGTTGAAAGTGTGTTCCCCGAAATGATAAATAAATTTTCAGTTCCTTCATTCGTGT